TCCCTCTGTTAGACCCTCACAGTCAATTTTTTTGATTGTTGTACCCCAATCTGGGTCCCAAGAGGTTGCGATAGGGGGGTTTGGGTAATGTCTTAATTCCGTTCCTCCCATATATCTATACACAGCAGCATTAACACCCGAGCCAACATCATTCGTGGTACATTGTATCGGGGTTCCTACTGGGTCTGTGAGTAAGTTTGGTACCGCTGGATCAGCAGCTCCTGCTCCTGCTCCTGCTCCAGCTCCGGAAATGTCACCTCCATCTATTTCCTTTTCTTCACCACCCATCATTAGGGCAGCCACACTGGAGGAGCAACATACCATCATTCCGACACCTGCTATAGCGGCAACAGCGGCCATCGTTTTTATTACTATATCCTGAGAAATTATTCAAGAGTTGATTGTATCAACTTATCAATAATGAAATTAGATGCCACGTACGATTTGGAGGGCGAGAGAAAGGATGAACGCATCGGTCAAGTTGTTGATGGGCTTGAGCACGGAGATGTGCTTCACGAGGGAGCGGTTCCATACGACACGGAGAAGGAATGTGCTGACGAGCACAACGAGCATAAAGGTGAGAATCTCGGTGAGCACCTCAGACCTGGACTTAGCTTTGGCAACCTCTTGAATCATTTATTACATGTGGATATTTTTTTCTAGGTTAACTACAAATGAGGGTGCTTCCCCTGAGTGGTTCAGAGAGTAGGTATACAAACAGGCGGTGGTCTACACCAAAGGGTATTGGAAACAATAATTGTTATGCCTATGCCGTTGGGGACTATGAGGCGTATAGGTGGCAAAAGTCCATCCCAGGTGATCGTTCTGGACTTTCGAATGGAAACCACAACTATACCCACTGCACTGGTCTCCCTGGTCGCGTTATTTCAGACAACCCCAAAAAGGTGTACAGAGCCGGTGCTGATGAAAAATGTAAAAAAGGGTATTTCAAGGTTATGATGTTTGTTTCTCCTGGGAGGCCCATGAACTATATTCGACAGGGAGATTTCCACTTTTACAAACAACATGGTGTAATTGAATACAAAATCAAACCAGGTGATACCATGAAAGCTGTCGCCAAGTTCTTCAAGATTCCTGAATCACGGGTAAATAAGGGGGGTGCGTTCAAAGTTGGTAAGCGTGTCGTTTTCAAGGCCAATGTTTTCAGTCACAAGCGTGGTTGGGCTACGGGTCCACTTCTGACTGATGCTAAAGGTAAGGCCATAACAGACCCTCGGAAGGCTTCAAGGGACTATCCAGGTCTAAACTACGAAAAGTATTGTAGTTCATTCTGTGTCAAGGATACTGGGATCAAAGTCGGTAAGACTCACCCCAAGGTCCGCTAAAATACTATCTAGGTCGGGTACTTCGTCTACATCAAAATTGATGTCAAATAGGTCTAAGACGTTAAATATAGAATCCTCATTCAAGGACACAGAATTCGCCGTTGCTGTGTAATTGTTCTGTACACTGACAGTAATTTTAAACTGTGTACCATCTATAATTTTTCGACAAATCGGGCATGAATTCTTACCTTGGTCTTTCCACTCCTGTAGACAGTGGGAATGAAACACATGTCCACACCGGGCTGGAGGATTTTTCCTCGTGCACCGGACTTCACTGAGACATATGGAACATGTTGACATTCTATAGGATGGTTTTAAAGTTTTTTTGGGGATTTTTCTCACTTAGTACACGTCGGGCATCTTGAGAAGGGGTACGTTGCAGTTGTTGCAATCTTTCTTACCTTGAACCTCTTGGATCTTCGACATGAGTTGAGGACCCTGGGATTGCAGGAGCTTACGGTAAGAGTAGTTATCTTCGAAAGAGATACCATTTTGCTTCATAATATAGTTGTTGAAGAGTTGGGCTGAGGAGTTCATGGTGAAACACCGACCATCGGCCATACCAAGTCGTTGCGACATATTGTTAATATACATTTAGAAATTTATTTGTCTATTGGTAATTGTTCTCATCCAAGAATTGAACCCCCGCTCCTTGAGAAGTTTGACAAAAGGATCACACCTGTATCCCAAATAAATATCAAACACGTCAGTGTCCTCTGTGCGCGACACCCGAATTTGGGGATTCTCGTTGATGTGTTTGTTGATAATGTTGTATCCAAATGCAATCTCTTTGAGAGTCTCCGCCCCTGTGATGATAATTTTTCCAGTACTGAAAATACTGCATGTAATCTCCTTCATATCCTCTGATGGCTTGAACTTAATCTTCACTGCAGAGTATCGGTCTGGTTCAAAGGAAACCTTGAAAATGTCATCGTACTCCTCAAACCAATCTGCAACCTTCATGAGATTGATATTGTAGTTGAGACTGAAGTTGGAGTTAATCATGACAACACGAAACGAGTCCACTGGAACCTCAATTTTCAAATCCAAAAAGGTTTTGAAAATATGAACAAGCTGGGTGATGATACGTTTGCAATCGAAGAGGTCGCAACACCCCGCAACTTGAATCGAGCCATTAGGGAACACCTTGACAGACTTGGTACTGTAGGTGTCGTGATAGGTTAGGGTCACCTGGTTGTAGAAGGTTGTTGGTTTCAATTTCCACTCAAACCCCTCCGTCTTGGTACCCACGCGGCGCATCTTGTAGGAACCGATTTCTTCAAACAGGGATCGAAGTCTCTTTACGTCTATTTTTTGGACAAAGCTAGACACCATAGTGATTGTCGTAATCTTTATCCATGAGGGTCTGGTCTCATCTGGTAGTTCTTTTCGTATCTCATCGAGCGTTAGGAGATAGGAAAAGCTATTATTTGCAATAGTTGAATACATTTTTGGACATACTTTTTACATTGTGGGTGGCTCACTTAGGTGTCGTTTAGGGAATTGTGTATAATTTGAAAAATTAGGCCACTACAATTGTATCTGTCGCAACCGTCCAAGTAAATGAAGCACTTGGAGCCTCAGCTTTAGTAATAACCCTCGAGTCTTCTGAGGTCGTCATATCGGAGGTCTTGGATAATTGGATTTTAGTATTTTCCATTCGAGCTTGGCAACACCCTGTGCGATTGGTAATCACAACCTTTTCGATTTCATATTCCTCACCAAGGTCTATGAGGAACCATTCAACCGCTGTATTATTAGTGTGTGCAAAGTTATCCATAACTCCATCTACGAGATGACTATGAGGAAATTGAGGTGCATACAAACTACTTCCTGTAACCGTTTTACCTTGAGAGACATTTACACCTCCCGAAAATACTTGAACTTCTGCTGGGTTCATCCAATGTCCACCAGCGTCGAGGACAGTGGGTTGATCTCTATAAATTCGAACATATCTATATTTTTCAATTACTGGGACTACTGGGGTTTTGGGGACAACTGGGTCCTCCTTTTCTTCACCACCCATCATCATGGCGGCAGCAACAGAAGAAGAACACACCATCATAAGACCGACACCGGCTACAGCTATGGCGGCCATTGTTTTTATTACTATACCCTGGTATTTTTTTTGGTTAAAGATGAGACTCTCCATTTAAGTACATGACCTCTTTCCTTAAATCTGCAAAGCATGTTTTTGATGTGGAGTCTGACCTCTCCTATGTGGAGATTGTCTATGACCGCTACACCAGGGGTCAAGGGTATTCCACCTTTACGGATTACCTCAACACGGACCCTCTCGCGGATTGGATGGCTCTTGAAAGTGGGAATCACTCGATTCCTTATGACAAATTCCTGGATACAATGGTTAAGAAGACCCTTGAGGTGAGACAGCGTATGGCTGAACTTTCACTCGAGGACTTTTTGTCTCATGATCAGGATATTCGTACATACATTCGCGTAGCCCACGCAGTGAGGATTTTAGATCCAACATTTCAACCACCCCGTATTAATATGGAGAGTGCTTGGCAAGTGGAGTTTATCAAGAAGATGTGTGAAGAAGTCATCATTGACGCTATTCAGGACTGTACCAAGAAGTCTCGTCTCAAGTATTTCTTCAACGTACTAAAATTAATAGAATTAGGGCAATGAGGATGGAGACGATAGTTAACTGTATAACGGTAGCTTTGTTAGAAGCAACAGCCTTTACTGACTCCCTCTCTCTGCCACATCCAAGCCCATAATCAATATTACGACGGGGTTGCACATTCCTGTTG